CCACAATGAAGAAAATCATCCATATTAATCAGCATGTTATTAAAAGAAACACTAAGACAGGCGAAAGAAAACCAGTTATTACCTGCAAAACCTATAAGGATAATAAGTATGGACATGAGGTTGTAATAAAGGGTGATTCTAAGGTTGTCTATAGACCAGACAAGCCATTGTCATGTGGTGCTAGGGTCTGGATTGAAACCAATGGTGAAGTAGAGGTATTGTGAGCAAATCAAAGGGTAATCCTGCCTTCGTAAAAGGAATGGTATCATTAAATCCAGCAGGTAGGCCTAAAGGCTCTGTAAACAAATACACCGCCCTCGCAAGAGAGTTGATGTCTAATAAGAGTCCTGAAATAGTGGAAAAGGTGATTTCAAAGGCTATGCAAGGCGATGTACATTGCCTTAAAATGTGCCTGGATAGAATATTGCCAGTACATAAGGCTGTTGACTCTACACGAACAAAGAGTGATGCTCAAGTTATTATTAATGTGGCATCTATAGAATCTATAAAAGAAAAAGCGAGTGAATTTGAAGAGGCTGAATTGATTGAACCAGTTGAAAAAGACGATGACGAGGTAATAGTTAATGTCAGCGGAGCAAAAAAAAGCTGAATTAGACGATGAGTGCTGCATTTGTGGTGGTGAATATGATCCAGAGTGCGGTGGAGTACAAGGATATTTTGGAATTTCCCCTGTTACCTTCTGTGAATGGTGTTATTCTTCTGTCATGGATATGGCTAAATATCATTTAGGAATAAAAGACAAAGAATGAGCCATAAGAAACCACACCCTATAGTTAATAAACTAAAACATTCTGTTAGAAATCATAGAATATGGAGAATGAGGGTGGAAAAAAATCGTAAAAAGGAACAGAAGAAGGTAAATGGCTGAGTTAAACATTGATCTTCATCCAGCACAGCTAGAGATATTCAATTCCAAGAAGAGGTTCAAGATTGTCGCAGCAGGAAGAAGGTTTGGAAAGTCCTACCTTTCTGCTTGGTTGTTGTTGATTAATGCGATTCAGTCTGAAAGCAAGGATGTTTTCTATATTGCTCCTACATTTCAGCAAGCTAAAGACATTATGTGGGCGATGTTGAAGGATTTGGGTAGTGATTTGATTGTACAAGCCTATGAGAATACTGCTGTATTGACTTTAATTAACGGCAGGAAGATATATCTTAAAGGTTCTGATAGACCAGAAACCTTGAGGGGAGTAGGATTAGCTTATTGCGTGCTAGATGAGTATGCAAATATGAAACCCCAGGTATGGGAACAGATCATAAGACCGACTTTGGCAGATGTTCGTGGTGGTGCTTTATTCATAGGAACGCCAGCAGGTAAGAATCACTTCTTTGATCTCTATAAAGATGCTTTGGAAGATGATGAGTGGGAGGCTTTTCAGTTTACTTCAAGAGATAACCCTTTTTTACCTTCTGATGAAATAGAGGCTTCTAAGAAATCAATGTCCTCTATGTCTTTTAGACAAGAGTTTGAGGCTTCTTTTGAAACCAATACTGGCGGTATCTTCAAGGAAGCGTGGTTTCAGATGGATGAAGAACCAAAAGATGGGAGTTATGTTATTGCTGTTGATCCTGCTGGTTATGAGTCAATAGAGAAAGAACGGAATTTAAAACGATCACGATTAGATGAAACAGCCATTGCGATAGTTAAGATAGACAGAGATAAGTGGTGGGTTAAAGACATTCTACATGGCAGGTGGAATGTAAAGGAAACTGCTAAAAAAATTCTTAAATCGGCAATCAAGGTTGAATCTTCTACAGTAGGGATTGAAACTGGCTCTCTAAGGAACGCAATCTTACCTTATTTGGAAGATGAAATGAGAACTCAAGGAAGATGGGTTACAATTGCTGAATGTAGGCATGGTGGTAAGAAAAAGAACGATAGAATTACTTGGTCATTACAAGGAAGAATGGAACATGGTCAGATAACCTTTAATGACAAAAGAGAGTGGAGAGAATTTACTAATCAACTCATTGACTTTCCAAATCGTTTAGCACATGATGACATGCTAGATGCTTTGGCTTATATAGACCAGGTTAGCGTGGCTGATTTCGCCCACTCAATAGAATTAGATGATGAATGGAGGCCAATGGATGCAATTGCAGGGTATTAATGGTTTAACAAAAGAAGAACTTAAACAACTTCTTGATTTTAGTAACGATGTAACAAATTTGACTCAAAGATATATAGTTGCTTGTCAAATTATATCAAACCTTTTAGAAGAAAATATAAAAGAAGGAATAGAAAATTTTGATGATTCAGTAGATCTCACTATTTGTAAAATGCTATTGGATGGCGATGTAACAGTAGAACCAGAAGATAGAAAATTACATTAATATTAAAAAATATGTTATAATCGGCACTTATTAACAATTTTGAAAAAATAGGGGGGAAAGTGAAAAAAAATAAAAGTAAAGTTCATAAACGGAGAGCAGCGACAGCTAGTAAAATGAGAGCAGTTGCCAAATTTCTTACACCAATAACTCCAACACAAATGCGTAGGCATAGGGTAGGTATATCAAATGCAGCCAAAAGAAAAAAGGCTGGTAAAGGATGGCAAAGATAAAATAGTATGGATTCAGAAACGAATTATCAGGCTTTAGCAAGCTGGTTATCTTACAGACTTGAAAGCTGGAGAAATCACAGAAATATAAACTATATCCCGATGTGGGATGAATACTATCGTCTATGGCGTGGTATATGGTCTGCTGAAGATAAAACCAGGCAAATGGAAAGATCCAGACTTATTGCTCCTGCTCTACAACAAGCAGTTGAGTCCTCTGTAGCAGAATTGGAGGAAGCAACCTTTGGCAGAGGCAAGTGGTTCGACATCAAGGATGATATGCTTGACCAAGATCCAAGCGATGCAGAGTATGTACGCAACCTACTTCAGGAGGATTTAGAGAAAACTGGTGTAAAAGATGCTATTTGTGAGGTTTTTCTCAATGGTGCTATCTATGGAACAGGTGTTGGCAAGATTGTTGTCAAAGAAACAATAGAAAGAGCACCTTCGGAAGATTATGTTGATGGAACAATGGCAACTACTCGTACAGTAACAGAATATCCAGCAATAGATGTGCTTGTTGAACCTATTTCCCCCAAAGAATTTCTGATTGATCCATCTGCGAACTCTATAGATGATGCTTTAGGGGTTGCACATGAAGTCATAAAGCCTCGTTATCATGTAGTAGAAGGTATTCAGAGTGGGATTTATCGTGATGTACCTCTCGATGGTGATTATGATACTGTTAAATTCGGCTATGATCCCGAAATAAAACAGGCAGATGAGTCCGATTCAGTAAAAATATGCGAATATTGGGGTAAAGTACCTAAAAGATTCCTTAAAATAGGTGCTGACAAGGATGATTTTGAGTATTCCAAGAAAGATGAGCTAGTAGAGGCGGTTGTTACCATGTGTAATGACCAATATATCCTTAGAGTAGAGGAAAATGCCTTTATGATGGAAGATAGACCCTTTATTTCCTATCAACATGACATTGTACCTAATAAATTCTGGGGTAGAGGTGTCTGTGAGAAGGGATATAACCCTCAAAAGGCACTAGATGCTGAAATGAGAGCAAGAATTGACTCTTTGGCACTCACAACAACACCAATGATGGCAGCAGATGCCACAAGATTGCCAAGAGGCGTAAAGTTCGAGGTGCGAGCTGGTAAAACTGTCCTGACCAATGGTTCTCCAAGAGAGGCAATCATGCCTTTAGACATGGGTACAACAGATCAAAATACATTCAATCAGGTCGCATCTCTCCAAAATATGATACAAATGGGAACTGGTTCTGCTGATACAGGGGGAGGAGCTGCTGCTAATGAAACTGCTAGTGGTATGAGTATGATGCAAAGTGCTGCAATTAAGCGACAAAAGCGTACTTTAATGAATTTTCAGAACACTTTCCTCATTCCTTTGATTAATAAATGTATGTGGAGAAAGATTCAGTTCGATGTAGACCGATATCCTGTAAGTGATTATAAGTTTATACCATATTCTACAATGGGTATTATGGCAAAAGAATTAGAAGGACAACAAATGGTTAGTATGTTACAAACTATACCTAAAGATTCACCTGCTTTCAATGTTATTTTACTCGCTATGTTCCAAAACTCATCTATTCATAATAGAGATCAAATTGTTAATGCCTTAATGGAAGGCAATATACCGAATGAAGAGCAAATGCAAATGGAGCAACAGCAGCAAGAAATGCAAATGCAAATGCAACAGGCTACCATTCAAAAAACTCTTGCAGAAGCCAAGGAAGAAGAGGCGAAAGCAATCAAATGGCAATCAGAGGCTATGAATGGACAACCAAATGAAATTGATATACAAGAAAAAATACTTAAACTTCAAAAAGATTCAGTTGCTATTCAGAAAACTATTGCAGATATTGAAAATAAACGATCTGAAACGGCTAGAAATATTCCAGAAGTAGAACATTTGAAGTCTGAAACTATATTGAACCTTGCTAATGCTAGAGCAGCAGGAAGTAAAGAGAAGATTAATAGGAGGGTTCAATAATGTCATTAAAAGGAATGTTTGGATGGCTACCTTGGGTAGATGGTGAAGAAGAGCTTAGTCCAGAACAACAATTTATCAATCATTATAAAAAAACTGGTACTCTTTTAACAAATGATCGTGGCAATCCTATATTGAAATTTCAAGATATTCTACCATTATTTAAAAATAGTATGGATAAACAAAATTTGAACTTTCTTTATGAGAACCATAATCCAGCATTGTATAGAAAAAAGAAATAAATGCCAAAAACCGATATACAGTTCCTAGAAGATAGGCTATCCATGATGGAAACTGAAGGTTGGCGTGATTTTATAGAAGATTTTAAGAATTTAGAGGATAGTGCCAGTAATATCGACACTATGACCTCTGAGCAAGACCTTTGGCACGCCAAGGGTCAGTTGTTGATGATAAATTTAGTTTTAAGTTTACAGTCAGCAACAAACCTAGCGTTGGAAGAATCTGTAGACCAGAATCCAACATAATTTAACTTCATAACCCCAAGTGGGCGGAGAAACCATGAGTATAGTAGTAGATGAAGCACCTCAAACAGGTAAACCAATAACAGAAAATCAGGAAGTAACACAAGAAGTACAGGCAGAGGAAACTCAACAACCTGAATACGAAATTCCTGAAAAGTATGCTGGTAAATCAATGCAGGAGGTTATTGAAATGCATCAACAGTCTGAAAAGTTAATGAGTAAGCAATCCAATGAAGTCGGTGAGCAACGCAAGTTAATTCAAAGCCTGATAGAAGCAAAAAATAAAGCAACTGAAGCTGCTCCACCAGAAGAACCTTTTCATCAGGAGGATAACTTCTTTAATGATCCAGTTAAGGCTGTGAATCAAGCAATAGAAAACCACCCAGATGTAATAAAGGCGAGGGAAGAGAGAATGGGTAATATGCAAAAGCATAATTTGGATGCCTTAGATAAGGCTTATCCCGATTGGCAAAAAACTGTTCAAGATTCTGCTTTCCAAAAATTTATCGGTGATAGTGAAGCGAGGACAGAAATGTTTCGTAAGGCTGATACTGAATATAGGTCGGATTTAGCGATTGAACTCTTTGATTGGTATTCTTCGACAGCAATGTCTGAGAAAACCCAAGAGGCAAAAGCTGAAGAAAAGACTAAAATTCAGCAAAACCTAAAGAAAACAAGTTCTGAAACTCGGTCATCGGGAGATTCCGTAGGTGGGAAGAAAATTTACCGTAGGACTGATCTAATCAACCTACAGGTAACAGACCCTAACCGTTATGCTTCATTGGCTGATGAAATTCATTCGGCTTATGCGGAGGGTAGGGTGAAATAACATTTATAAAGGAGAAGTAAAATGGCTTTAGGCACAAATCAAGTTACGACTACGATTGCCAATAACTTCATCCCAGAACTCTGGTCAGATGAAGTTATAGGCAGTTATAAGTCGAACTTAGTGATTGCTAATCTAGTTACTAAGCTATCTCACAAAGGTAAGAAAGGTGATACGATTCACATTCCAGTTCCTTCAAGAGGTTCAGCTAGTGCTAAAGCAGCAAACACACAGGTTACACTATCGGCAGCTACAAATACTGTCATTAGTGTGTCTATTGACCAACACTAT